GATGAGGCAACTTTTGTAATATCTAAAGAAAGATTTGAAGAGGCGGTTGCTCCATTTTTAGAGCAGGATGATGAATACACATTATCAAATCGTCCAAAAGAAGGAGATTTGATATTCTTCCCTTTGGGAAAGAGAATGTTTGAAATCAAATTTGTAGAACACGAAAAACCATTCTACCAATTAAGAAAGAATTACGTTTATCAATTACAATGTGAACTCTTTGAATACGAAGATGAAGTTATTGATACAAATGTCAATGCGATTGATGAGGTTGTTCAAACTGAAGGTTATATTGCAAGATTAATTTTATCGGGTGTTGGTAGTACTGCGACTGCAAATACAACTCTTAACTTTGGTGCTGTTCAACAGATATTCTTACAGAATGATGGTTATGGATACCTCACCGCACCGACTGTTTCAATCAGTACATCACCTGGCGTAGATGCGACTGCGGTTGCAATCATGACATCTCGATCTGGTATCGGAACTGCTAAATCTATCGATAAAATTCTTTTAATCAATCCTGGCGGTGGATACATCGGAATACCCACTGTAACCGTGCCAGGCACTGGTATAGCGACTGCTGGCGTGACAACTCTAGGTTCTGTAGGTATTGTTACAATTACCTCTGGTGGTTCTGGTTACACTACTACACCAAATGTTGCGATTACTACTGCGCCATCAGGAGGAACAGATGCAACTGCTGAGGCCGTCATGGTTGGTGGAACGATTAGTGCAATCAGAATTAGTAACGCTGGTAGTGGATATACAACCGCACCAGTAATTACAGTTGGTGCTGCAACATCAATAGGAGATGGTGATTACATCTTTAATGAGACAGTTCAAGTTTCATCAGATTCCTCAGAGACTGCAAGAGTAAAAGTATGGGATGCAAACTCTAGAACTCTAGATGTAAGTATGTTGACCAAGATGCAATTCCAAGTTGGTGAAAAGATTAAAGGTCTTGAATCAGGTGCTGAATATGTGATACTATCAGTTGATTATGATACACCAAACGATTATCCAAATTCACAATATAAGGCGGATCAATATAACGATAATGCAGACTTTGAGACTGAGGCTGATGCAATTCTAGACTTCTCTGAGGGCAATCCGTTCGGAACATTCTAAATAGTTAGAAAGCTTTGATATGTTAGGTACTTATTTCTATCATGAAATATTAAGAAAGACGGTTATCGGTTTCGGTACTCTCTTTAATAATATTAACATTCGACACAAAGATGCGAGTGGGACAACTTTTAGTGCTTTAAAGGTGCCATTGGCTTATGGGCCAATGCAGAAATTTTTGGCAAGAATTCAACAACAACCAGAATTAGACAGAGAAACAGCAATAACTCTTCCTAGATTATCTTTCGAGATGCAAGGATTACAATATGATCCAACTCGTAAGACTGGAATCGCACAAACGTTCCTTACAAAAAATGGAACTAATGCGAAGAAAGTTTATATGCCCGTTCCATACAATATTGGATTTGAACTTAGTATTATGTCTAAGTTAAGTGATGATGCGTTACAGATATTAGAACAGATTCTTCCTTATTTTCAACCATCATTTAACATCACTGTAAATTTAATTAGTTCAATCGGTGAGAAAAAAGATATTCCAATTGTTTTAGAAAGTATTAATTATAGTGATCAATATGAAGGTGGTTTTGAGTCTCGTAGAACGATCATTTACACTTTATCATTTACTGCAAAAACATATCTATTCGGGCCAGTTGCAGATAATCCAGAAGGACTTATTAAGAAGGTCGATGTTGATTACTACACTAGCACTAATGTTAAAACTGCAAAACGTAATATTAGATATAGTGCAACACCAACTGCGAAACAAAATTATGATGATGATACAGCAACAGTTATTGATGGTGCAATATCTGAGAAGGTAACAACCTTTAAGGTTAGTGCAACCACTGATCTTGCTGCAAATCAAAGGATCATCATTGATACTGAGATTATGTTTATCAGAAGTATCAGTGGTCAGAATGTGACTGTATATCGTGCATATGATAATACAATCGCTGCGAAACATGAACACAATGCAGCTATCGGTGTCCTCAGTGCAGTTGATAATGCATCAATTGAGTTTGGTGATGACTTTGGATTTGATGAAATGACATCATTCTTTGCTGATGGTAAAACATCTAGTCCTTCTCAAGGTATAGACATTTAGGAGAGTTATGAAAAATTTTGATTCTATCGAGGAAGCACTTAACGTTGATACAGAGGTAGTTGAAACTGATAAGATTGAACCTCGAAAGAATCAACTTAAAAAGAGTGATCAAGATGATTCTGAAAAGGATTATGAATACAGTCGTGCAAATTTATATTCGTTAGTTGAAAAGGGACAAGAAGCGGTAAATGGTATATTAGAATTAGCTCAAGAATCAGATTCTGCAAGAGCATATGAAGTTGCTGCGACTACAATTAAAGCAGTTGCAGATACAACAGATAAATTAATTGACTTACAACAGAAGATGAAGGATTTAGAAAAAGATCCAAACAAAGGCCCTACTAACGTTACAAACGCATTATTTGTAGGATCAACAGCGGAGTTATCAAAATTAATTAAGAATCAAAATAAAGATGATAAATGAAATCTCCAGAACTGACAGAATTTTTTAGTCTTCTTGGAAAGGCAAAAAAAGAAAAGAAAGAGGAGTTTGATAATCTTCTCAAGGAAGCTGACATCAATCTTGATGTCATGACTTCGACTGTGGTTACTGGACTTAAGGAGGCAAAGGTAAATCAAAAGAAACAAAAGAAGAAAGAAGAAAAGTTAATAGAACAATTAGATTCAATAATTGATACGATTGAAAAACCAAAGGAAGTTAAGGATTTTACAGAACCACCTGTTACTGTTGGAGTGCCTGAAGATTTTGATGTATCAAAATTAGAAGAAGATCCTTTAGAGGTTCAAGATTGGAATAACGGAGAAGACATTAAATTTACTGAGGTTGATGCAGTAAATATTATCGAACCAGAACCAATTAAGACACCAGAGATAAGTGATACTGTTGCACAGGCAATCAAATTTATTGAAGAGACAAATATTAAAGAAGAAGTTGAAAACGCAGATGAAACTAGTGTAGAGGATCTTAAAGCAGAGATTAAACAAGTCAGAGATATATTATATAAAGTTCTTGCACATGGGCCAGGATCTGGTGAAGTTAATCTTTTAAAGCTTGATGATGTTGATGAAGATAGTGCAAAGGTAGATGGCAAGGTTCTTCAATATCAGTCATCAACTGGTAAATTTGTTGGTGCGACTGCTTCAGGAGTTGGTGCAAACGATAGTGTTAATACGACTGGTATCATTACTGCTGCACAGTTCTCAGGATTCAGTCATCTAATTGCACCACATGGATCAACTACAACAATCACAGTTGCAGTTGCTACTAAGACATCCGCACACAGGTATTATGGTAGTGGAAGTTCTAATGGATATGTTTTAGATAATGTAGAATCTCCTTTCCTTACACTTACTCCTGGCAGGACATATCGTTTTTCTGGATCAGTAGCGGGTAGTCATCCATTTCGATTCTATCTTGACGCTGCAAAGGCAACTGCATATACAACAGGAGTTACCGTAGGGTCAGGTTATGTTGATTTAGAAGTTACAGATTCTACACCTACAATTCTTCATTATCAGTGTTCATCTCATGGATACATGGGTAATGCAATACAGGTAAATTCAAGTAATGCAATCAAGTTAAACAGTCAGGCTGCATCATATTACTTAGATTACGACAATTTTTCAAACACTCCAACCATACCGTCAAACAATAATCAGTTGACGAATGGTGCTGGATATATTACAACCTCATTTACCAATACCAACCAACTTACAAATGGTGCTGGATTTATTACTGCGAGTGATAATATTACAGGAACATCTGCTGGATTAACAGGTAATCCAAGTATCTCTGTAACCAACGTAACTGCAAGCGGAAATGTAAACATCGCTGGAGTTCTTACTTATGAAGATGTAACAAACGTAGATTCGATTGGAATAGTTACCGCAAGAGCTGGAGTTTTAGTTGGTAGTGGTATCACACTGAGTAAAGATGGTGATGTATTTGCAACAGGTATCACAAGTTCAACCAAAGTTCATGTTGGTGTAGATACAGGAGTTTATGATGAAGATTTAGTTGTGACTGGAAATGCCAGAGTTACTGGTATTTTGACGATTGGTACAGGTTCAATTGTTCTTGACCCAACTGCGAAACAACTTCGTGGTCTTGAAGAGATTGTTATTGGTATTGCAAACACAATTACAATCAAACAAGATAGTAAAGGTGAAATTGAATTTACTGATGCAGTCGGAACTCCAAAGTCAGTCGGAATTGGAACTACTGTATCTGTTAATACATCTGGTATCATTACTGCATCAAGTTTTGTGGGTGGCTTTACGGGTGATTTAACGGGAACTGCTTCAAACGCAACTCAACTAGGTGGTCAAGCTGCATCACACTATCTGAATTATAATAATTTCTCAAACACACCCACAATACCAACTAACAATAATCAACTGACCAATGGTGCTGCGTTTGTCACATCTTCGATTATAAATGCGTTGAGTGCTAGTAATTTATCATCTGGAACGATACCAGATGCAAGATTCCCATCTACACTACCAGCTATATCTGGTGCAAATCTAACAGGTATTGCAGTTACTGATAATATAAGAACTAATACAAACGCAACCTTTCTACAAAATGTAAACGTATCTGGAACTACAACTGCAACAACATTCATTGGTGATTTGACTGGTGATGTAACTGGTGATGTAACTGGTGACTTAACAGGAACCGCATCAAACGCCACACTCGCAGTCAGCGCTCAAGGTTTAACAGGTTCTCCAACAATTACTATTACTAATGTCAACGCTGTTGATGCAGTCATTAGTGGTAACTTATCTGTTGCTGGAACAATTACATCTCTAGACCAGAATGATATTTCTGTAACTGGTATCATGACTGCATCGGAGGGTGTGGATCTTGGAGACCCAGGCATTGTCACACTTTCAAGTGACACTCTAACAACTACATCTACAAGTGCAGATACAATCTCAAGTATCTCTGCAACAGTGTTTCGTTCTGCAACTTTCCAAGTTCAAGTGACAAGAGGAACTCAATATCATATGACAACAATCAACGTGATTCATAACGGAACAGTTGCGTTTATGAGCGAGTATGGAACGATTCGGACAGGTGCAGTTCTTGCCACGTTTGATGCTGATATCAATAGTGGTAATCTCAGACTTCGTGCAACACCTACGTCTGCCGATTCCACAGTATTTAAATTATCTAAGACTACAATAAAAGTATAAATACATCTAGCGGAATATCTAATATGAAGAAATTTATCGGTGAACAAATCAGTAGATTTTTTAATACTGGACAATGGGCATTAAAGTTAGTCTTTCTTGTTGTTCTAACTGAACTTGCTATCATAGGTGGAGTTACACTTGGATGCATGACAGGAACTGAGTGTGATGAAAATGATAGTAATAATATCAAACATCTACTATCATTAGCGATGACTAAATCATTTGCACTGTATGCTGCTGAGAAAGCATCATCAAAAGAAAAGTATCTTATCGAAGGCGTATCTAAAAAATAATGGCTAAGAAATGTCCTCCAGGCAAATACTATTGCTTCGATGATAAGAAGTGTAAAAAGATACCTCGTGGGTATCATATAGGAGCTCGTGGTTATCTTGCACGAGACGATGATAACGAAACAAAGAAAAATGGTAACGGAAATTCTAACGGAAATGGGAACGGCGGGAATGGCGCTGGAAATGGTAATGGTGGCTCTGGGGGTGGTGCTAATGGTAATGGCGGTGGAATGGGTGAAGAAGTAGTCTATGAAGTATTAGATAAAAAAGATATACCACATGTTAGAAAATTAGTTAAAAAACTAAGGGTTGGTTCTAAAACACATGCAAAACAGGCAGATGATTTAGAAGTAGCAATGAAAGAAGAATCAAATCCTCGTATTCCTCGTAAGAAAGGACAACCAGCAAAATCTAAAAAACATTCTGATTTATATACTGATGAAGATCCTAAAGGAACTATTCATGGACTCGGTTTTAAGGACGTGGCTACTGCTAAAAAATCTGTATCAAAGATTAGGAATTCTTCTAGATCGCATGCTCATAAGATTCAAGCGGCTGTTGCTATGGAACAAAGGGCGAGAGAGATGGGTAAAACCTCTGAAGCGGCGGTTTACAGAAAGTACATCAATGCAATGAAAAAGAAAACTAAATCAATGAATGAGGCAACAATGACTCCTGCTCAGAAGAGAAAGGATACTATGTTGAAGAAGAAGTATGATAAGTCTGATATGAAAAAGAATATGAAAGATCAATATGGTGAAGAAGAAGGAAAGAAAATTTATTTTGCTACAATTCGTAAACAAGCAATGAAAGAGGGTAGATTAGCTTCTTTAGAAAAAGCATCTGTTCTTTCTATGAGTGATGATCCTAAAGATCAAGACAAAGCAAGAGAGATAAAGACTCGTTTTGACTATCAAAGTTTAAGAAAACAGATTGCTGATAAGAAGAAGTCTGATACAAAGGAATCGGTAGAAAGTGTTGAAGATGATAAATATAATGTAAGCGAAGAAGGTCTTCGTGCGTGGTTTGGTAAATCAAGTGGTACTACCAAATCTGGTCGTAAGGTAAAAGGATGGGTTCAAGTTGGTGGTAAGTATGATGGGAAACCATGTGCAAGACAACCTGGCCAGAAATCAACTCCTAAGTGTGTGTCATCTTCTAAAAGAAGATCAATGAGTAAGAAAGAAAGAGATAGTGCTGCAAGAAGAAAGAGAGCTGCTGATCCAAATCAACCACAGAAGTCGGGTGCAGCAAAACCAACAAACGTTTCTACAGATCCTAAGAAGAAAATGTCAGAAAATTATTTTAATGTCT